TCACTCTCCAGGCGCTTCACTACCATAGCCACCGCTCACGCTTTCACTACCAACGCTACTATTTGCTAAAGCTAATAAATCGCTCATGTTCATCTGAGCTATATTGTTATTATTGTTGCTCTCTATTACTTGAATCTGCTCTTTTCCAAACAAGCTAACGCCTGCATCAATGAAAAGTTTAGAAACTTTTTCAGCCGCTACAATAATATTAGCGCTATCCTTGTCGTTATTCGTCAAGCTCGCTTTTTTAATCATCTTAATCAGCTCGCCTCTAGCCACTACCGCGCAAAATAAGATCTGTTTTTTAATGTAAGCGGTATTCATCGCTTTCAATAGTAGCTCGTCGCTCGTGGTTTCTGTGATCGCTTCTAAAACGATCGGATCTAAATTGAGATGATCTAAACTTTGTTTTAACACTTCTTTGACTTCTTCTTTTTTCGTGTCTAAAAACAAATCCATGTTTTTTTCGGTCAGCTTATCGCCTAAAATTTCTTTTATTTCTTTTTCTTCTATCTCTTGCGTTATGCGGCGTTTCTTCCAACCTTGGCGCGTCTTAACATAGTTTAAAGCGTTTTCGTTCATTTTGTATTTTTTCGCTAGCTCTCTAATGCTCATGCCTAGCGTTTCATACATCGCTCTTATTTCATTGAAAATTTTCCTACTCGTCCATTCGCCTTTTTTAGCCCATTGGTTCAGCGTTTGTCGGCTTATGTTAAATTTTGCGGCGATCTCTGCTTGCGTGCTTAAATTGTCCTCGTAAGCTTCTCTAACCGCTCTTTTAAGATCGATCTGTGAAAGGGTTTCGTTTTCTTTTTCGTTTTCTTGTTTTTCGTTTTCTTGTTTTTCTTCTTCCATTACTGCGATCCTTGTCCCGTTAAGCTTTGGTATTTTTTAAGATCAATTTTTCCGCTCGTTTCGTTAATATAATCGGCTTTGTCTTGGTATTCTTTGATCTTAGCTAGCATTAACGGAGATACATTACCGCCCAAACTCTCCAACATTTGCATGTTTTTCTTCAATGAATTCAATAGCATTTCTTGCGTTTGCGCGCTTCTTGCGGTGTTTTCTTCCTTGCTCCTAGCGCCCCACATTGTCATGGCTTTGGCTTCATCTCTTAATTTCTGCGTTACTTGACCGCCTTGCGCCATAGTCTTTGCAACTCTGTTAGCGTAGCTAATCCTAGCGTTATCGGTTTTTGCTAAATCATAATCAACGCCTTTTAATCCTCTTGTCTTGTGGTTAACCCATAGCTTCACCTGATTAATTAGCCCGCTGTGTTCTTGCGCTTTTTTAATTAAATCGTCTCCCAAATCTAAAGCCTTAATGTCATCAAAAATATCCTGCGTAGCTTTGTTAATGCTCGCTAACCTTGTTTTATTCTCGGTTTTTAGGTTCAAGTTTCCGTTTAGATTCACATTTAAATCAAGTCCTAAAAACTTTTTAGCCATGTAATAGTCAAACGCTGTGATAGTTCTATTTTTGATCTTATCGTCCAAATAAGCGATTCCTGTAGAGAGATAAGACGGCTCATTAGCTTCTGGTTCTTTCTGTAGCGCGCTCGCTAAATTTTGATTAGCTAAACTTTGATTAGCTAAACTTTGATTATTTGCCACTGCGTCGCTTTCTTGCGGTTTTGGTGTAGGATTAAGCGGTTTGTAAAGGCTGTTTAGTTGTTCTTCAAAAATTTCACTTTCTAATTTTTCGTTCATCTCTTATTTTCCTCTCAAATGACTTTAAACTTGAATTGTTTAAACGCTTCATCTTCTAGCTTGCCATCTTGTATAAGTTCTTTACGCTTCAAATTATAAGCGATCTCGTTTTCTATCTTCATCTTATTGTTTAAAATATCAGCTTCCAACATTAAAGCGTTTTGTAATAATTGCACCTTATGGCTTTCAAGTGTGACCTGCAAATAGCATAACGCTTTTAATTCCGCTATTTTTAAAGCTTTGAGTTTCTCGGCTTCGTTTAAAGCGTTTTCAATAGCTTCTTTAATGAACTTCTTTAAAAACTCGCTTTCAAGCTCTTTTAAAAACATTTCTTTTAAATTTTGATTGATCACGCTATAAAAGGCTTTCGGCTGTGATGCTAAAAAACTAAAATCTAAATTCTTAATCACGCTTTCCGTGATAGCGTTCAATTTGCCTTCTAAAATACCTAAAATCTTGATCGTTAAGGCGTTTGTCGTTTCGCTCGTCGTTTCGCTTATGATTTCTTTTTTAGCTTGATTTAATTCGCTCTGTAATTCTCTATCGCTTAAAAGAGTATTAAATTCGCTTTTAATCTCGTTTTTGATTTCTTGCTTTAAAGCGTTTGTGATCGCTTGCTTGTTGAATTGGCTTAAAAGCTCGTTTTTGGTTTCTTGCGTTAATTCTTCTTTATTCACAAGTTCCTTAACATTTTTTTTTACAATTAAAGGCATCTCTACTAATTGCCCGTTCAAATAGCCTTGAAAGGTGTTTTTTAAGCTTTCTAAATTTTCACCCGCTTTATTATTAATGAGATCGCTTAATTCGTTTTTCGCTAATCCTAACACTTCATTATTTTTTTGTTTGAGCGTTTCGCTTTCGTTAATGAGTTCTTGTATTTTATTATAGAGTTTCATTTTTTTCACTCCTTACTATCTTTACAAAACATTTTACAAAATATTAAACATTGTTTTAAGGGTTATGTTTTTTAAAAGCGTTAATTAAAGATTCATAGCTTTGCAACTTCGCTTCGCATGTGTTGTCTTTAATAGTGATTTTGTGGTATTTGTCTTTAATCTTGGTTGTTTCTAAAAGCTTGTTAGCCTTGTATTGCTCGCTTTCTAATTCTAGCGTTTGGATCATTTCATTTTGTTTAATCAAATGCGCTTCGTTGCTATTTAGCCTTTCGTTTGCTATCGCTAATTTAGTTTTTAGATTAGCGCTAAACACTAACAAAAAAACGATGATAACATAAGGCATAACGCCCCTAAAAATCCTAAAAATCAAATCATAAGGCATTAAAATCTAAACATAGGGTTAGCGTAAACCGCTTTAAATTCCTCTTTAGTGATCGTTTTAGGCTTTGGTGCGCCTTGTGTGTTTAATGCGTTTTGAGGTGTTGGCGTGGTTGGCTTTGGTTTAGCTTCATTGCCCACTAGCGCGTTCGCTTTGGCGTTTGGCTTGGCGCTCATTAGCCACCACTTGAATTGGTATTCGTTCATTCTGTTTTCAAGCTCTAAGGCTTTCGCTCTGTGTTCGTTTAATCTTTTGTTTTGCTCGTGCATTTCTTCATTCATGATTTGTTGCCTTTTAGCAAAATCCATGCTTTGCTCGGCTTGTCTTTTTTGCAAGTCAAACGCTTCGGCTTGCTTTTTATCGTTCGCTAAATCTCGCATTTTTTGATACCTTAAGGCTTCTTCTCTTATTTTAGCGTTATCAAAAAGGCTTCCTGCGTTTGCGATCGTGTTAGCAAAATTGCCCATGCTCTCATTTAATAATAAATTAGCGTAGCGTTGGTTATTTAACGCTTGATTAAAGCCCTCTAATCCGCCCCTGCCCGCTGTAATGCTCTCAAAATAAGCCATGTTATCAGTTCGTCCTTTCTTTTAATTTGTTCGCTATCACGCTTATAGTGATCTTTTTAATTAAGGTTGTTTTAGTGTTGCTTGCTTTAAAGGTTATTGTATGTTTTCCTACCTTATCGCTCCTAAACAAACACACGCTACCGCTCGCTAATTCTTCGCTCGCTTCATTATAAAAGCCTTCGTTAGCGTTAGATAGCGTGCTAAATCCCCATAACCTTGTCGGCGCGTCTTTCAACACTTCTAATTTGTCGCTAAAAACCTGTATAGAATTAACCTCGCTTTGTTCGTTTAGTTTTTCTAATTCCTTACTCAAATTATTTAAAATCGTTTTGAGTTCGTTCGTTTGTTCTTGTTCGTTCACGCTTACGCTCCCATTATTTAAGGTGATTTGATTGTATTCGCTGCCAATTTGCGCGATGATCTTAAACGCTGTTTCAAAATTATGAGATGTGATCGCATTAGCCGCGTTCGCTTGCACTTGTAATAAGCTTACAAGCGCGTTCGCGCGGTTTATCATGGCGTTATCTTTTAGGCTTTTTAGCATCGCTTGGCATTGGATGAGTTTGTTTAGGGTTTCAGCTTTGGCGTTTTGTAAATTCGCTTGCATCCCTAAAAAATCCATTTGCATTTTTGCTCTTACTTGCTCGCTCTGTAAGCCTTGCGCTTCTTCACTTAAAGCTAATTGCTCGCTCTGTAAAGCCGCTTGCATGCTTGTCGTGTTTAGATCTTTGTTATTGAAATTCTGTTTTTGCAAGGCTTCTTTGAATAAAACAAAATTCCTTATAAATCGTGTTGTATCCATTTTAAGCCTTATCAATCACTTTAAACAAAAAATTATTAACGCCCTTGTCTTTCACTAAATCAAAAAACTTTTTTACCGCTTCACTGCTTTTATAAATCATTTCTTCATCGTGTTGCATCCCTAACAAAACACACCCTAAAGTATCATGCGCGCTGTTTCCTACATGGATTAAGATTTTTCGGTTTTTGAAATCCTTATTATTGGGATCTACAAGTTGCAACACTTCATGGCGCTTGTTATCGCATTTTTTGTTTTGGTATTCTTTAGGCACCGTGCAACTCGTATCGCTCCATGCTAATTCGTAATCTCTCGCTACGATCGGTTTATCTAAATTAGGCGTTTCCGTTGGCTCTCCGCTGTTTTCTAAAGAAAAGCAACTGAATAAGGCGTCTTTGTTTTCATAGTGTTTTAGGATCGCTTTGTCGCTTATTCCTTGATCGTGTGTGCTTTCAAACACTCTCAAGCTCCCTAACATGCCGCTTTCTTTCTTGTCTTTGCGAACAAGTGGCTTTAAATCGTGTTTTCTTTCTAACAGGACCAAATACATTAACTTCCTTTGTTTCTTGGTATTTAATCATAGTTTAGGCGTGATTTTAAGGGTTATGTTTTGTGCAAAACTTCAAATCGTTTTCTAGCGTTTCCGTATAAATCAACAACGCTCGCAAGTATTCCAACGCTTCTAAATGTTCGCTCGGGCGTGTTGGCATTTCAATATCGCATTTAATCGGCACTTTCACCTCTTGATAGATGATCCTTTTAGCGCATGCATTAAAGCTAATACTAACTACACACGCTAAAAATAAAAGCTTCATTCTAAAATTTCATAAACTAACGCCTGAGAGTTCTTATAAAAAACCCAATCATTATTATAATCCGTCGGTATGCTTTGCGTGGTGTGGTTAGCAAAATGCGCGTTATTTAAAAAGCTTGTTTCAAAACCTTCCGTGTTGCTCGTGTAATTCACATTTATCCATAAATCTTTATGTTTTCTAGCAAATACCGCTATTTTATAGCCCGCTTCTTCTCTTGGCGTTTTGAAAATGCAATTAACCCTATAAGTGTCTACGATCTTATTATCATTCAAATTAGCGGTTTTGTTTTGATAAAAGCTATTGATGATCGGATAGGCTTTATTATTTGCTTTCAAACACAACACCATCTCGCCCATGTTATAACTATAAATCCCGTTCGTTAGCAATTCGTAAGGCATGCTAAATTGCGCGATATAGCTTTTATTGGCGCTTAAATGGATATTATTAAACTCAAACAATTCCCTAAATTCATCGCTTTCATTTTTAAAAAAACTTTGTCTCCCATAAACATAAATGCCTATAAATTTTATATTCACGCCTTGTATTCGTGGCGTGTTTAAAAGGTTTTGCGTGTTAGCTTTCAGTTTTTCTAATTCTTTCGCTAGATTATTTTTAGCTTCTGTGAGTTCAGTTATTAGATTAGTTTTTAATTCGCTTCCTGCTTGCGCTAGATTTTCTTTTTCACTCGTTAAAGCGCTTTGTAGCTCTACATTCAAACGCGCTTCTAATTCTTGTTTTTTAGCTTCTATTGCGATCACTAAAGCGTCAATTTTAGCTTTTAGTTCTTGTCCGCTCGTTTCATAGCCTGCTAAAGCGTTTTTAATCGCTTCAACTTTTGCTATGATTTCTAAATCGTGTTCGTTAAAGTTTTTTAGTAGATCTAATTGGTTTAAAACCTTAGAAATTTGATAAATCCCCTCCAAACTGCTAAATACCTGCTCTTTAAAATCACCGTTATTCAAAGTGTTTTCTAAATTTGTCAAATCCATTTCATAACCTTTTCTTTAAACTATCTAACGCTAAAGCGCTCACGCTCTCCGCTCCCAAATACCCCACGCCTCCACTAATCGCTACGCATAAGCTCATCGGCAAATTAAAAAAATAATCCGTGATTTCGTAACTTATCCATGTGATTAACATGCTCGATCCAAGGCCTTGAATGAAGTAAAACACTTTTTCGGTTTTGTTCTTAAATTCTTCGTTCTTAATGCTTCTTAAAACATACAAAACCCCCACAAATAAGCCGATCATTGCTACCAAAAAATACGGAATTATCTTTGAAATTTCGTAACCTAAAACGATTATATGCTGTTGCATTTTATTTAATTCTAATTTTCTTATTTTTAAAATGTTCTAACTGCATGCCTTCTAAATGCTCGTTTGATAAAATGGTAATGTCTCTTAACGCTTTTAAATTATTTCGTATTTCAACTTCTAATCTTTCGGTTTTGTTCATGTCGTTTATAATCAACAACAGTTCAAAAATTTCCAACATGCAAAACAAAAACACCACTGCGGGGATTATTTTTAAAAATCTTTCAGTCCACATGCGCTAATCCTTAAATTCCAGCGTTAAGATAACTCAACTCTAAAATTTCTAAAATTGCATCATCGCTTTGTTTTTTCTTTTTGATTTTAGCGATGAAATCCCTATAACCTTTATTTTTTAAAACCGCTCCCGCTCTTTTTTTAGCCTTTTTAAACGCTAAACGATTTTTTTTAATGTTTTCAACATTTCTAAAATGTTTAATAAGATTTATATTCTTCATTAGTGCCTTTCTTTTTCTTTTATTTAACAATAATAAAGTGCGATTTTTAAGGGTTATGTTTCGCTAAATCCTCCATGTTGGTTTGGCTTTAAATCTAGCGCTTTGAGTTTCTTTGATCTCTCGTTTTAAAGGCGCTTTCACGCTTTCATGCGTTAGTGCGCTCGCTAATGCGTCTATACAATCATCTTTTTTAAATGGCTTGTCTGGATTAAAGCTAAAAAGTTCTTTTTCTATCTGTTCGGTGTTGTTGCTAGAATGGCTAAACACTAAAAAACCGGTATTGTAAAAAGGCCTTATCGCTTTAATTTTATCTACTTTGGAGATTTTTCGGCTTGGCGTGTAGCAAATAATCTCATCGTTTAGTAATTCCTTATGCTTTTGCTTATTTTGCTCGTTGTGTCTAGCTAGTGCGACTAAAAGCAAACGATACAATACCAAACCTCCGCCGTCGCTCTCAATGTAGGTTTTTGCGTCCTTGTATTTTTCTTTAGCCGCTAGAATGTGTTTAATGGTTTCTTCTTCGCTCCAAATCCCATAAAAACAATCTAAAACGATATACCTAACGCTTTCTTTATAATTTTCAACGCCAACGACTACAATTGCCCTATTATCAGCGTTGCGGCTCAAGCTTAAAGCGTTATCTACAAAAATATAAGTATTTAACTCTGCTAATTCGTGCGTGAAAACTTTTTTTAGATACTGCGGATCAAAATACCCACCACTGCTAACGACTGGATCCTGTTGGTATTGAGCGCTAAATTCATCGTTGCCCATTTGCAACCTTAAAGCTTCTAATTGCTCCTTATTGTGCTTAGCTTCAAATAACGGCGTATTTTTTTCTCTTATGTATTCAAAATCCTTAACTTTGTAAAATTCTTTGTTTTCGTTCAAGGCTTTAAGCTGGATGATTTTCCATTGTTTGATCGTTTCAGTATCGAACTCTCTTTCATTTTGTAAAAACCCGCATAAATCATTACTCCCTAAGCGTTGCATTAAAATCGTTATATTAGAGTTGGTGTCTTGTAAGCGTGAAATCACGCTCTCTTTGAAATTTAGATTAACATTATTCACCTCTTTTCTAGAGTTCATGTCGCTCACTTTGATGGGATCATCGATGAGTATCTGATTAGCATGAAAACCGGTAAGCGCGCTTTTTAGCGTGGTTACAAACAAGCCTCCACCCTCTCGTAAAATAAACTCCCTTGAGTTGTTTTGCAAAAACTCTAAAGGCTCATCAAAAAAGATACTTTGATAAAAAAAACTGCTCATTAGATCCCTTACCTGGTTAGCGATCTTTCTGCATAATTCATCGCTGTAAGAAATGTAAAAGATTTTTTTAGTCCGATCTTTCCCTAAACTCCACGCTATGAAGCATCTTGCGATAATTTCGGTTTTACCGTAGCTTGGAGGCATGTTCAAAATCAAACGCCTGATTAGTTCATCGCTTCGGCATGTATTGCTTTGGGTGCATTCTAAAACCCTGCATAAATATTTAATGTGCCAGTTGTCTAAAAACGGCTTATTTTCGTATCTCTCCCACTTCAAGCGTAAGAATTGATAAAAATCACGCCTTGCTAATTCCCTTGCATACGGATTGGTTAAAAAAAAGTTCGTTAGTCCGTTTTTATTACTTGCTCTGTTTAAGGCGTTTTTTTGTTGGGCTTGAATGTTAGGAGGGTTATCGGTCAAAAAATTAAATTGTTTCTTCCATTTAGATTGTTTTTTAAGCCTTTTTAATTTCTGTTTGAGTTTTTCTAATTTCTTCAAACTTTCTACAATTTCTTTTTTAGCGTTCGTTTGTAATTCTAAAGCGTTTAATTTTTCTTTTTCTTGGTTTATAGCGTTTGCGTTGGCAGTTATTTCATTATTCAAGCCTGCTATTTCTTGGTTTAATTGATTTAGCGCTTGGTTTTGCTGACCTGTTTCTTGGTTTAGGTGGTGGGTTTCATTGTTTAGGCTGTTAATGCAGTTTTGAATGCTTGTTATTTCGTGGTTTAGGCTGTTAATGCGGTTTTGAATGTTAATAATGCGTTCAAACGCGCTTTTTAGCCTTTCGTTAGAATGATAGTTTTTCTCGGCTAAGAATTTTTTGATCACGCTATAGTAGCCTTGCGGATCATCATAATATCCTACGATTTGATCGTTTTCATTGCCTACTTGCCATGGGAAGTCTCTAATCCCTCCGCTAGCACTGGCGTTACTTAAAGCGTTCCCTAAAGAATTGATAAGACCGCTTAAAAGGTTATTGCTAGATCCCGATCCGCTAGATCCCGATCCTACGCTTATGTCAATCCAACTCATGCTACTTCCTTACTGCGTTTGAATTTCTTTGATCTTATTGTTTAGGGCTTCCGCTAGCGCGTAATCCTTGCGCTCTAAAGCAAGCGTTAAAGAATGCTTCAAGCCTTTGGTTTTAAGTTCTGTTAATGAGCTTTTTTGATAGCTTATATCAATGGGCTTAAACCTTTTCAAAAAGTCTAAACCCCTAAAATCCCCGCTAACAAGCCTTTTAAAAAAAATAGGATAACCTACATCGCTTGGCGTTAAATAACGCTTAGCAATGTATCTAAACTCTTCGCTTTCTAACATCGTGGCGTAAACCCTAGCTTCTAACAGATCTAATTTACCCGGTGTCTTTTTTTCCTTAGCGCTCTTAATGGGTTTAACGCTATTTTTTGCTAAAAACGAATTTAAGATTTTGATTAAATCGCTTTGCGTGAATGGTTCAAAATTTTCAAGGATTTTCAAAATCATTTTATAATTAAAATCCTTTTGTTGCGTGGTGAGTTCCGATCTTAAGTGATAGGCACAGTAAAACTTAAACCCGTTAATCTTGCTTAAATTAGGGCGCTTGTTTAGCTTTTGATAATCTCCTAAATCCTTAACGCTAGGATCTTTTATTTGTATCACGCTCATGTTGGTGATGTGGTTTTTCAAACACAATTCAAGCGCTCTAATGGTAGCGTCTTGTCCTGCGCTATCATTATCAAAACAAAAGCATAACTCCACTCCTAGCTTATTCAAAAAAGCTAAATGTGCAGTTGTGAAAGCGACCCCGCTCGTGCAAATGGCGTTTTTATAATCAAAATGTTCAAAAGCCATCACGTCAAAAAATCCCTCACAAATTATGACCTGCTTCTTTTTTTTGATGCTTTCAAGCGCGCGGTGGTAATTGAATAAAAAAAAGCTTTTGTTAAAAAGGCTTGTTTCTCTTCCGTTAATGTATTTAGGGGCTTTGTCGTGGCGTAAAAATCTAGGGATATACAAACGCGCGCTAAAGCTCCTAATCTCACCTTTGCTGTCTTTTAGCGGTATCGTGATGCGGTAGTTGCAAAAGCATTTCAATTCTTTCTGTTCGTTTTTGTCTGAAAAAAGACCGCTAGAAATCAATTCGCTAACGCTAAAGCGTTCTTTCAAAATTTCCAAATCTAAAGGCAAGCAAAAACCCAAATCATAAGCCTCTATCATTTCTAAACTTAACGCGCGCTTGTTGGTTAGATACTCTAAAGCTCTCGGCTCGTTTTTTAACCTTTCTTTAAAAAGGCTGTTAGCAAATGTTAGGATTTCTTTCAAGCGTTCGTTTTGAATAATTTTAGCATCGGTTTCGTATTCTAAAGTGTATTGATAGATTTGCGCTATTTCTTCCACGGCTTCAATGAAACTTAATTTTTTGTATTCTTGCAAAAACTTCAATGCATCACCGCTAACCCCACACCCAAAACACTTATAAATATTTTTTTCAGGGCTTACAATAAAGCTCGCGGTCCGTTCATCATGAAAGGGGCAACACGCTTTAAAATTCGCTCCGATCTTGTAAAGATCAATGTGATTTTCTAAAACTTCCATGATTTGAATGCGTTCTTTTAAGCCTTCAAAATTTTTAATTTTCATATAAAACCTCCCCCTCGTATTCCTCGGTTTCGTCATGTGGTAGTTGTGTGCTTGGTTGGTTTTCTATTTCAAAAAAACGATAATCTACATTTTTTAAAAAACGATAACCGCTTAAGCCGGTTTGTTTGTTTTTTAAAATGATAATTCTTCGGTGCTTGGATCGCTCGTTAAAATCTTTAATTTCTGGTAATTGATGCTTTTTTAGCCTTTCTATGCGGATCATCAAATGCGCTTCATGCCCGCCTTTGCGTGATCCGGTTGGCGTGTAGCTGTCGCTTTTGGAATTTTGAATAATGAAAATAATCAATACTTGCAAATTCCTAGCGCATTCGCTTAGAGCGCTAAATTTGGAGGTTTCTATTTCTTCAATGGTCCTTCCGACTACCGGCGCTTGGATCTTCATCTGGCTGTCTATCAAAAAAACCTTATGCCCTTCTTTAGAGAGCGATCGGATTTGAGAAATGAGTTCGTTTAATTCGCAACTTTGATCATCTATAAAATAGTGATCGCCTTTAATGTTAAAGTTCTTATCTTTCAAGGTTTCAACATGCTTTCTAACGCTAAACTCAAAACCAAAATATGTGACCTTGTGCCGTTGTTGCGCATGCATCAAACACTGCACGCCTAGAAGCGTCTTACCGGCTTCAGGATCGCCGCTGAGTAAAACGATTTGCCCTAATTCTATGCCTCCGTCCGTGATAGCGTCTAAAAAGTTGATCCCGGTTTCAATCTTTTCAATAGGAGGCTTATTTTTAAAATACTCCTCCCATTCCCAAAAATACCTACCATTCCTAACGATGCCTAAATCAATGTATTTGTTTAAAAAATCGTAATCAAAAACTTCACTTTTGCGCGTGGCTTCTTTGAGTTTGTTAGCAAGGTATTCTTGCATCTGAAAACACAAATATGTTTTGAAATCGCTCTTTAGGTTCAAGTAATCCGGATAGCTATCGGCTGCTAAAATGCGTTTAAACTCTTCGCTTTTGAATTCCTTTTCTCCGATCCTTAGCCTGATAGTTTCAAGCCTTGGCGTTTGGTTTCTGTGGTTCATGCCCACTAAAACCTTAATGAGCTTCTGGTTGAAGGGCGTAAAACTTTTAACGCTAATGTCTTCTAAAAAATCCTCTATGTGTTCGGGATAGTCTAAAAAACTTTTCATTATCAAATTTTCCATGTCGTTTCCTTAGTGTTTCTTTTGGTTGTTTTCTTCTAAAACTTCTAAAAAGCTGCTAAATTCCTTTAAGGTCAAATGCACTAAAAGGTTCTCCTTTTCAAACTGCTTAAGGCCTTTCAAAATAGCTAAACGAACGATTTGCGCGAGCTTGTAATTGTTTTTTCTTTTCAGCTTTTCTAATTCTTTCAAGTTGCTTTCTCTTAAGCTTATTTTTTTGCGCTTTGTTAACAAGAGCTCTTTTATAAGCGCGTTGCGATCGCTCCCATGCTTTCTCATCGTTTTGTCCTTTCTCGGTTTCTATGAAAAAAATAATCAATCGTTCTAAAACCGCGCTTCTGGATCGGTTTTCTATCGTTTTTAACGCTTCTAAAATCGCTAATAAGCCGTTTTCAAGTAGTAAGGTATTCGTCCATACCTTGGGCTTGAAATGCTTGTTAGCGTGCTTGTAATTCCAACTGCGCATGTTTCTAACCTACCAAATACAAAGCCCGTTATATTTTGGATTGGGCTTAAAGTTGTAATCTTCAAACTGATCCATGATTTCTTCGTTTCTTTTCTCGGCTTCGCTTTTGTAGCTGGGCTTTTCAAAATGCATGACCTCATAGATTTCGTTATAGTTTCGGCGGATGGATTGGTTGATGCATGCCACTAAATCGCAACCTTGTGCTTTCAACGCTTCGGCTTGGTTTAATAACGCTTTTTTAGTGCTGTAGCTTAATTTGTGCTTCTCGCTGCGATAATTCAAAAATTCTTCAAAGGCTGACCTTTCGGCTTGGCTTAGGTGTTTGGTGTCTAAATTCCCTAAAATAGAGCTAAAAAACGCGCTAAAACGATTAAACAAACTAGGATTTTTAATTTTTGAACTTTTAAAAGCAAAATTCTTATGGGGATTTTTGAGATCTTTAGCGTCTTTGGAAATTGGAGTTTTTTCTGCAAATTCTTGATTAAAAAAATTTTCACTCACGCGTATATTTTCATGTTTATTTTGATCTTTTATTAAGGTAAACGCATAAAAATTTTTGCTTGTGGATTGAGATTCGCTATTCTCGGCGTTAGAGGCTTCTTTTTGTGGTTTTGACCTAAATAAAATCATTTTATTTTGGTTAGCTTGTTTTTCGCTTGGATTTTTAGAATGATTTTTTAAAAAAAAGCGTAAAAATTTTCCAAAAGTTCCATCGCTTTTGCGCTCTCTTTCAAATTCCAAATAACCTAAATCTTTCAACTCGTTTAAGTATTTGTGAACAGTTGGCAAGCTACGATTAAATCGTTTAGCAATATCTTCTAAACAGAGTTTAAAAGTGGTAGCGTGCTTTTTGATATAAGCGTAAATCGCTATCGCTATGTCAGAGACTCGTTCATCATCGCAGATATCGTTTGAAATTTGCGTATAACCAAATTTCATTGGTTGCTTTATAATGTAGTTCATTGTTGATCCTTTTTGTTGGTTTTAAAGCCTTCTAAGGCTTTTAAATAAGCGCATAAATCCTTACCTAGATCGTTTATTAGACAAACTTTAAAAAAATTGTCTTTTTTGTCGCATTGTCTTTTTTTGTTGATGACCCACTGATCGCATAAGCCTTTAACTTCAAGCTTTTTAAAAATCTTAAGCGTGTAGGTGTAATCAATGTTGAGATCTTTTGAAATCTTGTCGGCAGTCTTTGGTAAATACGCTTTTTTAAAAAGCGCGTTCAAAACTTCTAAATCGATCGGTTGTAGTTTTTCTTGTTCCATTTTTTCCATTTCACACCGCCGCCTTTTTTTGAATTAAAATTGAATAGCTTTTGACGCGCCTGTTCCTCACGTTGCAAACGCTGGATCTGATGGTGTGCGTTTTTTGGAGTTTTTCTAATTTTTGAATGAAATCAAAAAAACTTAAATTCGTATCGCTTTCTTTGATGAGTTTGTAAGTCAAATAGTAAAATACGCTCATGGTGTTCTCCTTGTGGTTTTCTTTCATAGTGCCTCCTTTAAAAATTTAGCCCTTTCTTTATCTTGCTTAGGGATGTAGTGGCTGTAAGTTTTGTAAGTGGTGTTTAAATCTTTATGCCCTAGCGTTTTACTCACCCACATGGCCTCTTCGCCCTGGCTTAGCATCAAGCTTGCAAAAGTGTGCCGTGTGGTGTAAAGCTTTCTTTCTTTCAAATTTAACGCTTTTAAAAGCGATCTGAAAGCCCTTTGAAACATAGTCGATCGTTTAGGCATGCTAATGAAAACAAATTTTTTATTTTCTGGTTCGCTTGCTTTTAATTCTTTTAGGATTTTTCCCACTGGCTCTAACAGATCAACCTCTCTAATGCTTGGCTTGTTTTTAGGCGTTGTGATTTGCCCTAATTCGTTCAAGGATTTGTTAATCGTGATCGTTTTTTCGTTAAAGTCAATGTCTTCCCATAGTAAAGCTAACTGCTCGCCTGTGCGCATGCCGGTAAAAAACGCCACCATTAGAAACGCTTTTAATCTTAGGCTTGGAGCGTTCTCTATAATTGTCTTAACCTCTTCTAAACTAAAAGGCTCGATCGCTTTGGCTTCCTTGGCGTTTTTAAGCGTGATAGAAAAATACGGGCTTTTTTCTATAAATCTTTCTTGTTCGCAAAACTCTAAAAAGCTTTTTAGGTTAGCGTTTAGGTTGTGGATCGTGTTTTTCTTGTAGTGCTTTAGCGTTTCTTCGTGATACTTTGCGATCTTTTCTTTGGTGATTTTTTTAAGCTTATCGCTTTCTTTCAAGCCCATGACTCTAAAAACGCTATTGAAAACATTCTCTAAAGAGTTGATGCTAGTTTGTTTTAGCCCTATTTTTAACGCTAAAAAGCATTTTAAGGCTTGGAGTATAGTAATCTTTGTTTGAATCTTTAGCGTTCGTTTTTCGGCGTTTTTAACGCGATTATTAGCGTTTTTCATCGCTTCTAACCGCTTAATGAAAGCTAAAATCTCTTTTAGGCTTTTAGTTTGGAAATACTCTAAAGCTTCATCAGTATCCATTTTTAGGCACTCTGCGGCTTTTTTTAGGCTCACTCTAAAGCGCTTACCTTTTTCCCTGTAATTGAGATACGGAGTCGCTTCGCCTTTGTAGTCTCTTGTGTAAAAGTTAAATGCGTTTTTCATAATAACCCCTTTAAGGCGTAAGCTGTAGCTAAAATCAAACTGCACGCTATCATTAAAACCCATTCAAAACGATCCGCTTTTTTTTCTAAAGGCTTATTAAGTTTTTTGTTAGGCTTCATCGCTTGGCTCCTTTTTGTTGTCTTGGTTGTTTTTTAAGCCTTGTTTAAAAACTTGCTCGCTTGGCTTTCCTCTTAAGTTGGAGTCGTTGGCTTGTTTGGTTTTAAAGGCGTTTGCGTTGTGGCTTCCTTTAGTTCCACGGCTTAAATTAGCGCTCGCTTGTGAGCTGTCTCTAAATGCGGTTATTTGACGCTCGCTAAAGGCTTTTTTTGTTGGTTTTAAGCCGCCTTTTTTAGCGCTCGTTGTGGCTTTAGGCTTTAATGCGCTTTTTTGTGTTCGCTCGCTTGCGTTGGCGTTAGCGCTAGTTTGCGTGCTTCTTTTTTGCGCCTGTATCGCTTGCGTGATTTCTTTAAGCTGGTTGAAGCTTGTTGCTGTCTCGTGTTCCTGTCTCATTTTTTAAGGCTCCTTTAGTATTTAAACGCCCTATTTTAGGCGTTTAGCTAGTTTAAAAATGCGTTAGCTTTTAAAAATGCTTGTTTCTTTGTGAGACAAAAAGATTAAACCCCCGCTTGGGTATTTGAACGCCCAAAATCATTCGGTTTTTTCAAATAAGCCCCTATCTTGTGGCTCTTAAAAAAGATTTTTGCTTTTGTGTTTTTTAGGGTTTTTTGCGCTTGGTTTTGTGGAAGTTGTGAAATAAGCTATAATAAGCCCATTTTGAATACGAATGATTATTTTAATAAGGACAATCAATGAAAGATAGTTTTCTTTTCACTTCTGAATCAGTAACCGAGGGGCATCCTGACAAAATGGCTGATCAAATCAGCGATGCGGTTTTAGATTACATTATTGAGCGCGATCAAAAAGCCAAAGTCGCATGCGAGACTTTAGTTTCTAACGGGTTTTGCATGATCACTGGCGAGTTAAAAACTTCTGTTTATGCCCCTATGCAAGAGATTGCAAGAGAAGTGGTTAAAAAGATTGGCTATACAGACGCTCTTTATGGCTTTGATTACAGGAGCGCGGCGGTTTTGAATGGCGTTGGCGAGCAAAGCCCTGATATTAATCAGGGCGTGGATAGAGAAGATGGCGAGATTGGGGCAGGGGATCAAGGGCTTATGTTTGGTTATGCGTGTAAAGAGACTGAAACGCTCATGCCCTTACCCATTCATTTAGCGCACCAGCTCACTTTCGCTCTGGCTCAAAAAAGAAAAGACAACACTCTGCCTTTTTTAAGGCCTGATGGCAAGTCTCAGGTGAGCGTGCGTTATGAAAACAACAAGCCTGTAAGCATTGATACGATTGTCATTTCCACCCAACATTCCCCAGAAGTTTCGCAAAAACATTTAAAAGAGGCCGTGATTGAAGAGATCGTGTATAAGGTTTTACCCAAAGAATATTTGCATGACAATATCAAGTTTTTTGTCAATCCTACAGGAAAATTCGTTATCGGTGGGCCGCAAGGCGATGCGGGTTTGACGGGCAGAAAAATCATCGTGGATACTTATGGGGGGAGTTGTCCGCATGGCGGGGGAGCGTTTAGTGGGAAAGACCCTAGTAAAGTGGATAGGAGTGCGGCTTATGCGGCCCGCTATGTGGCTAAAAATTTGGTAGCGAGTAGGGTTTGCGATAAAGCGACCGTGCAGCTTGCTTATGCGATTGGGGTGATAGAGCCTGTGTCTGTTTATGTGAACACGCATAACACGAGCAAGTATTCAAGCACGGAGTTGGAAAAATGCGTGAAAGCGGTTTTCAAACTCACGCCAAAAGGCATTATTGAAAGCTTGGATTTATTAAGACCCATTTATTCGCTCACTTCAGCTTATGGGCATTTTGGGCGCGAATTAGAGGAATTCACTTGGGAAAAAACCAACAAGGCTGAAGAGATTAAAGCGTTCTTTAAGCGTTAA